TGCCCATTTACAATTTCTAACTGCACTATATTTCATATATTTTCCTTTTTAATTTAAGCGTAACGAACCCAAAGACCATTTTGGCCTGTGGTATCAGTACCTGTTGGGTAATACCCTGCAATACTTACGCATCTCCATGAGCCTGTATTAACAAGGGAAGTCGAACCACTGAAATACCAATAAGATGTGCCTTGACCTTGTTCATTATAAGAAGTAGTATAATTATTGGTTGATGAAGCAGCATATAAAGACGATCCTGCTATTGTAGAATTATTATAAGATGTATATGAATTAGCTGGCCTTCCCATCACATAACTTCCAATCGCATATTGAGTAGTATTAACAACTGCACCTGTTTGAGAATTCAATGATGTTACGCCACCACCTGAAGGAGCGACTGATGTCCATGTAGTTCCGTTAGAAGTTAATACGTTGCCTGTAGTGCTTGGTGCTACAAATGTAGGTGCTGATGTTCCGTTTCCTAAAATAACATTGTTAGCCGTTAATGTAGCTGCGCCTGTGCCACCATTAGCAACAGGAAGCGTTCCAGTTACATTGGTTGCAGCATTAACAAAAGTAGTTGAAGTTGAACCAGTTCCTCCATTAGCAATTGGCAATGTTCCTGTTACACCAGCAGTTAAAGATACCTGCCCTGTTGAGTTAGTATTATTTGCTAGTTGAGATAAGTTAAAAGCGTTTGACATTTTTTCCCCTTATGCCGCTCCATACCGAGCGAATGTTTGTTGTCCCATAATTGTAGTATTATCTAATGGTGTAACAGTTAAAGTATAGCTTGTTGTTGTTGAAGTATAATCAGTTCCACCAACCAATAAAGCACCATTCATATAAACATTCAATGCGTTAAGTATTGAATTGAATGGATAGCCTACTTGCCCAATTACCGTATATGCTATCATATTTACAATGCTTCCGGTAGGTGTTGTTAAATTATTTCCTGTAAATTGTATTATATCCAAATCTCCACTAAAAACATTAGGCACAGAAGAATAAGTATTTGTAGATAAATTATAATCTAAAGCTGTCATAGCCGCACCATTAATAAATGGAAGTTCAAACCCTGTATCAAAACTCCATAAAGTTGGCGTATAACTAGAAGCATTAGTTTGGTTAGTTGTATATCTACTAAATATTCTATAACTTGAACCAGCGGCTCTATAAAAATAAATTCTTGATCCTGCTACAACACTTGTAACTGGAGAGCTAAATGTTATTTGTGAATTAACATAATCAACACCTGTAACTGTGTAATGCGTTGGTGTTCCTACATTAGTAAATGAAACAGTATCACCAATTTCTATTAAATCCCAAGGAGCATTAGCATTATTCCAAATAACAACATTAGAAGCTACGCTTAATACAGACATACTCATTAAATCATAATAAGTGCTTGTAGAAATAGCTCTCATAGACACTATAGTTATATTAGATCCTACAGTAGCGCCTGTAGATAAAGTAACGCTTGATGAAGCATCAGTAAAATCAGTTTGACTTAATAAAATACCATTTTCATAAACTAAACATTGACCAACAATATATGCCGCATCTCTAGTAACTGAAAATACTGTTTGACTTGAAGTTGCTACAAAATTGTTAATGGTCATATAAAAACTATCTGCGGCAGCAAATCCTACTACACGGCCATAAACATCAATAGTTAAAGTAGAAGCAGAACCAGTAAATGTGCTAGGACCACCAAAATCTAAAAATTTAGCTAAAGCGGCTACCACTTGACCATCAGCAGTATTAACAATTGCAATTTCACCTGTTGCAGTTGTTGTTGTTCCTGTGCCAATCAATTGACCAGTTCTTACATCTAAATCAATAACATTCAATCCATCAGGCAAAGCTGACCAAACGCTAGGATCATATAAAGAAGCTGTTGTAGGAACGAAAGATGCTGTCCCTGCTGCATAAGCAGCTTGATCTGTAGCAAAGCTAAATTTGCGACCAGTTCTATTGCTATATGCTAAAAATTTATTTGTTACAAAAGTTGGGTCTGCTAAATACCATGAATAATCTGATGGGTTTGTGCTAGGCGTTGTAGAAGTTTGATTTGCTAATCCATAATAAGTTCTATTTCTAGGATTCAAATTAAAATTAGATGTGCCTGTAATATTGTCTGCATAAGCTACAGAAAGATATTTTTCTACATATTGAAAAGTAGTTGGTCGCCATACTAACACTGTTGATGCCAAAGAATAATTACTTGACGCAAGACTATTAACCATGCGACTAAAGAAATACCAATCACCTGTTGGAATGTTAGTTAAAGTAACATCAGGCATATATGTATTTACAACATAAGGCACTCCTACTGGTTGAATAGCGGTTGTGCCTGCAAATATAAGTTGATCATCAGTTGGATATTGATATGCTGAATAATAAATTTCTGCATAATCAGATATACCTGCGCTTGATGTTTGTATTCTTAATACAAAAGATGGATTTGTATTTGTAGGATATTGAGCTACAATTGTTGGCGGATAAACTGTGCCAAAAGTAACTGGGCTTCCAAGACCTGAATTATTTGCTGGAATAAATGATGTTACATTGTAATCATCATAAATTGCAGGGTTATATTCAGATAAACTTAATGTTGCTGTTACAGTGCCATTATCGCCAAATTTTTCAATAACTTTCATTATTCTAAATAATTTAGCTGACCAACCATAATTAACATTAGTAACTGTAACAATATCGCCAGCTTCAAGTTCTAAACCAATATAATTAATTTCACATTGAATTTGCAAATCTTCTCTTGCGGCTTCTAACATACGATTAGCAATGTATTGAGCGGTTACTGAATTATTAGTTAAATAAAGACTTACTGATTGTTTATTGACTGGCTCATTAGGAAATAAAAGACTTGGGTTAATTTCTTGCAAATCAAAAGTTGCGGCATTAAATGAATCTTGTTGACTTCCGTCAGGAAATTTACATTCAATGATATTAAATGAATTTGAAATATCAATTGGGCTAATAGATATTGGACCAATCATATTAGTATCATTAATATCCATAGCTATTGTATATGTAGGTGTTTGAACAATAACACCCCAAAGACCAGTGATCTCATTATATTTAACTAAACAATCACAGCAATCTGCCATTGATTGAATATTTTTCATCAATTTTTGTGAAGTATCTAATGAACCATTATATTCAAATCTTTTCATAGTAGCTGATCCGCCACTATATGGAGTGTAAGTTATAGTTTCATTTGAATAAACATTTAAAGCTGTAAGGCTTGTTGTATCAATATTATCTAATGGTATTGAAGCGCCATAACGAGTAGAAGTTAAATAATCTAAAAAACAATCGCCCGGAGCTTTCCTTGCATTAAATATTTCAAAATTAGTAGCAGAAAGACCAATAAGATTTCTTGATTGAGAATACTTAAGTTGAATAATTGCAAAAGCACAATTAGTCATTAATTTATTGCTATCCCATTGATAAGTAAGATTTGAATCACTCATTACTGTTATTGCGCTTGTGGTTGAATTTGCAGGTGCATTTGAACCATTTTTATAAAGATATATATTCATATATCCTGATATGTCTTGACTTTCATTTGTGCTTGGATCTTCAAGAGCAATTACTTTAGTTGTATCTACTCCGTCAAATATACATTTTTTACCACCCCAATAAATATCACCAAAAGTTATTTCGTCTGCACCGCCTACACTTGAACCTGATTCAGTGTTAGTTACTTCTGATAAAGCAAATACATAATAAAGTGTTTGATTGTCATTAGTGATTGAAAGGTCTGTGATGATACCACCTGTCCAAGCTTGACCATAAACTACAGGAAGTTTATTGTTACCAGCAGGCGGAGTTTGAGCGCGAGACCCAGGATTAGGATCAGGCGCACTTTGAGCCGCTTGACTGGGCGGACTAGGCGCAAGAAGTTTTGATAATATTGCACTTGCTACCATTTGAATAGCAAAGCTAATAGGATCAAAAGCGGCAAACGCTTTAGTTACAGCACTAACTAATCCGCTCATTAATTAATTTCCCAATGATATTCTATTAATTTCATTCCGTATCTTTCAAATTTAAGATCATCATAAGATGATATTGTAGCTTGATTGATTTCCCCTTTTTTTAATAATTCTTTTGCTATTTTGATATATTCTTTAATCAACCTAGCAATAACAAATTTGTTATATCCGTGAAGCATTACTTCTTGAAGTTGAATGCTTTTCTCATTCCAAAAACAATGATTTTTATAAGCTACTAAAATTCCTGTTTGTTCATCATCAATTAAAATAAAACCTTGTCCTGCTATTATATTTGTAATAAGTTGCATTACATAAGTTTTAGACCAATCTAATGGACTGCCTTTTAATTGATTTTTAGATTTAATAGCAAAATCTTTTAAAAGTTCTATTATCTTATCTATGTCGTATTTGTTAGCTTTTCTTATCAACTTCTATATACGCTTGGGTCTTTGTCTTTGCCAAAGAAATAATTTATTTGTTGAATAACAGACACACGATTCATTGAAGTATCTGAAGGTGAAAAAAATTGCCATGAATTGTTATTTGTATATCTACCAGCAGTTCCATTTTGTAAAATAATTTGAATGCTTGATGCAGTTACATTAATAACACCTAAATACATTCTACCTTCTTCAAACCATTGCTCTGTAATATTAAATGAGTTTACATACCCAGTAAAAAATTTATAAAGACCGCCTGTGCCGCCTATGGTTATGAGTTCATTATTTTCATTGAAAAAACCATGCCACATTTCAATAAAAGAACCTTTGATTTTATTGCTTAATACCCAACCTAATTGAGCTGTATCAATACCTACTAAAGTAATAGATGTTTCATTGGCAGTTGATTTAATATCTCTTTGCACATCATTTACTTTAACCAATGCGCCAAGCGCATCAAAAGGTTGACTATCTACCGCAGGGATTGTTAATACTGAAGGAGTTGATGCAAGACGATAAATTACAGTATCACCTTCTGCATTTTGAGTGGTTACACGGATAAAATCCGCCATCCTTATATTATTAGTATTTTGTATTGGTGCTATGTTGTTCATGACAATACTATTTCTATTGCTTTAAATGTTCCTGACCATTGAAGAAAAGAATCATTAGTCATTGGGATAAGTGTGTAATTTGGATATTGTTGAAGTATAACAGGGAAAGTAATTCCAGTATAAGTTGAACCGCCTAAAGATTGCGTAGTGCCATATTGACCAATAACCGCTGTAATTGGTGCTACTAATGTTGTCATTATTGTTCTGTGAACAGGAATATTAACTGTAGTACCCGATCCTCTTTGAACATTAGCAGTTGCTATATATGCATATCTACCAATTTGTAAAAAATCACCTATTTTCACAATGTATTTTGTTGAAGTAATTGTTGGCAAAGAACCTAATACAATAGTTTTATTTGCCGAAGATATTTGATATTGACAAGCTCCAATTTGAGTTGATGTCATATCACCTTGATAATCAATATAATTAACCCAACCAGTTGAACCAAAATTAAGATATTGTTCGTATTCTTTATCTGCTGTTCTTAATTCAGAAAGTAATTGTCTGTTTTGAGAATACAAAAGATAATTCATAGGTTTCATTTCAAACCCAAAAGGTTGCACACCAATAATTTCAGATGTTGAAATTCTTTGATTGCGGCTCATCATTTGACCAATAAATCTTTGATCATTAATGCCTACAGATTCAGATATGGAAAGTATTGTGGTTAAATTTGCCATAATTATCTACTTTGTGGAAGTCCTCTTTGTGCTGATTGGTTTGCCGCCCATACGCCTTGTTTATTTTTAGCCAAGAATTGCAATCCTGATTGTGTATCAATAGCACTCATGTTAGCAATGTATGGACCATTATAAACTACTTGTGGTTGATTTTGCCCCATCATTGAACCTAATGTTGTTCTTGGTGCAATTGAACCAGCTTGTGAAGGTATAAACATTTCAGGACCATTCTCACCTACCATATAAGGTGTATTAGCATTGACATCGCCACCTGTTGCTTTACCTTTTAATATTGAACCATATGATTCGCCTGTAGAACCTGTTAATAATTCCGCAGGACTTCCGCCAGTAAATATGCTACTTGCCAAACTACTAAAAAATCCACCGATTCCGCCACCACCGCCGCCGCCAAATATTCCCATGATAGATTTAGCTGCCGCTTGAGCCTGAATACGAGCCATTTCATGAATGATAGATGAAGCAAATGATCTAAAATTAAACTTACCTGTTTCAAAAAATGTAGTTAAAGTATCTTCTAAACTTTTTGTTAATGAATTAAATGCCTGTGCTGCAACCTCACCAGCTTTTTCAGATTCACGCATATAAACAGCATAAGCATTTTTCCAACCTTCAGCAAAATTAGTTTGAATTTCTTTTTGTTTTTCAGATAAAGCTACTTCACTATCCAATGCTTCTTTAGCGCCTTGTTTTCTAACATCATAAATTTCTTTAATTTTACTAGCCCTTGCACTTCCTTCAGGAATGCTTTTAAGTTCTTGAACCATTTCGTTATTAAGTTTAGCTATATCTTCTTCATATTTAAGTTGTAATTCTCTTTGTTTCGTAGTCCATTCATCTGTATTGTAAGCATCTAATTTAATTTGTAATGATCGTTTTTGAAATTCTAATTCTTCTTTAGCTAAAGTAAGTCTAGCTTTGTATTGAGCATAATAAGCATTTTCTAAATCAAGATGGCCTTTTGATAAATCTTTAGCAGTAACATCTACAGTAGTAGAAACAGGTTTTTCTACCTCTGCTCGCATTTCTGCAATTTTTTTAAGAAGGTCTGCAAGTCCCGGAGTATCGGTTCCTAATGAACCAATAGCTGACATAAATTTTAATAACAGGCCAGCGCCCGGAAAGAAAGCAATCGTAGCATTTTTAAGAGCTATCATAGCTCCTGTTAATTCCATAATAGCAATAGTAAATGAGCTAATTGCTTTTACTGTATAAACAGAAAATACCACTTCAATAATATCTTTAAATTGTTGAACACTAACTACTAAACCATCATTACCAACAAACTTTCCTAAAATATCTGCAAACGCAATAGTAAGGTTTTGCATAGATATATTGAGATTATCATCTAACTGCGATAAACGATTGATTGAATCGCCTGCGCTGTCATAACCACCTTTTACTTTTTTAAGATTTTCTAAAAATGATTCAGGACCAAATGTTTTAGAGCCTTTGCCCATAAACATTGCTTTAATATTGGCTCGTTCAAAGTCACTATCTAATTTTAATAGGCCTTTAGAAAATACTTCAAGAGCTTGATCAGGTTTCATTTTAGAAATTTCAGATAAGCTAATGCCCATTTTGTTGAATTTTTCAACAGCATCAATATTTTTGCCTGCTTGCATTTCATCAATTTTACTGAATAAAGTTGCAATAACTTTACTTGTATTTTCTGCTGCAACGCCTGAAGCTTCTAACGCTGCTCGATATTCAAGGATTTTAGCGGTAGATAATCCAAAGCTGTCTGCCATATCTTTAACATCACGAGATAGCGTAATAGCTTTAGCTGTGAGTGCAGCAATGCCTATACCTGCAAGATTAAAATTTGATGTAAAAGAACCGAATGCTCTTTGAACAAGATTAAGTTCTTTACCTAGGTTGTTAAACGCAGTTTGAAGGTCTTTGGCTTGTTTTTTTGCCTTGTCTGTGGCTTTGTCCCAATCGACAGTAATGAGGCCTAATTTGACGCTTAATGAGCCAATGGTTGCCATTATTTTTTACCTTCTGCAATTTTATCTATTTGAGCTTTTAAAGCTTGTCCAAGTCTGCTTTGAATATTTTCAATATTATCATTTAAAGCTGGTTTCAAAAATGCGTGTTTACGCACTCTTTTATTACCAAACTCTTGAGATACGCCAACAGGTTTGAGGCCTTTCCAACGAGTTTGAAATTTGCCTTTTTTATTTAAAGTTGTATGTAAAAATGAAGTATCACGAATTGGGCTAGATGTAACACGAACCAAATAGCTTTCACCTTGATAATATTTTGAGCCTCTGTCAAACATTTGAGGCCTGTGAGCTTTCATATAAATATGATCTCGTAAATGGCCATCTTTACTGTCTGCGTCATAAGGCGCATATGAGATAGCATCTTGCAAAACAGGCTCCATAGCATAAAGTAAAACGCTACGCCAAATCCTGTCAGTTTTAGCGCGGCCAATTTCCTCACGCAATTTGTCCATGCGTTCAAAAAGAGCCTCAAAACCTTCAGCTTTAAATCGATAATCCATTATTTTTTAAATCTATCCATTTTAAAATTAGGCGCTTGCGACATAAATAATAACAATGAATTACTTACATCATTATCTTCAACATCAGGGCTTTTTGAATAATCATCAATCCAAGGGAATATTTCATTTGATTTATATGCTCTTTGACTAGGACTGCGCATATAATTATAGAGAGCGGTTGTAATGGGTGTTAAAGCATTGTAGATAGCTTTATTACCTAACATTCCTTCCGCATACATAACTTGTATCTCCGCAAATAATTCTTCAT